CGTTTACTAGGTCGAGGCGGAGGTCGGTTTCGTTTTTGGAGCGGATGTATGACTTGGGAATTATCTTTTTTAGGGTTTTCCAGGCGATGTCTTTCGCCATTCGGTAGGTGGGGGCGCAGTAAAAGAACGTTTCACCGGGGCGTTCCAGGGCTTTGGTGAATAGTTCGATGCAGGAAAGGTAGGATTTTCCGAAGCGGCGGCCTGCAACGAGGACGCGGAATCTATTTTTGGCGCTAAATACTTCGCCTTGAGCGGGGCGAAGACTTATGTCGAGCGTTTGGGGCGCCAATTAGTTATTTACTCGGGTTTTTCGATCTTAACGTGGATTTCGGGTAATGTGCTACTTTCTTCGGGTTGGTCGCAGCCGACCATACGTGCCAGGGAGTCGAGGACGTTGGCGGCGGTTTGCATTTGGCCGCGTTTTACGGCGGAGTTGTAAAGGCGGGATCGCATTGAGAAGATGCGGGATGCCATATCTGCACGTTCGCGCTCAAAATCTTCGCGGTTTAGTGCTTGAACTGCTTTCCAATCGCGGAATGCAGTGGCACGACCCACCTGTTCTTTAGATGCGTGGTCTAGAACCAGCTGGAGGGCGGGTAATCCTTCTAATTGGCGGCGGTAAAGCCGCATAATGCGAGCTTCTTGGATGTCCTTTGGGTTTCTCGGACCACCGATTCTTCTTATTTCTTTGGGCTCAGTGGTGTTTTCGTCCATAACAAAAGGCACGACCTTTCTCGACACAATAGCAACTTACAAAGCGATACATCAGGTGCTTTTTTATTTTGGTGGGTGTAGCACATAAGCGTACCCTTTTTGACCCCTACCCCCGGTAGCACAGTAGAGAGGTTTAGCCGAAATTATTTAAGTTCCCCGCTCGCCGCTAACGGATGTGTAAAATGCTACACTACCCCCTCTAGTATGCTACATTGTATCATTTGATAGTTGACTGAGCCTGGCTAATACATTATATTATAAGAGTGGAGGGGAAGGCACTATCCCGCCGCTCTCCTACAGTTCAGCCGACCAGTGTAGCACGCAAGCCGAAGGGCTGCGCAGATCCGGACTCATGCCGCAAGGCTCCGGCACGCAGACCCAAGCGGACATCCCCGCTGCACCAGGTCGCCAGCATCACGCGAGGCTTCGGCCGCAACTTGACAATTAAAGGTGAAAGCCCTGGGCAGATTTTTAACCGCTCTTTACTTTCTTACCTATGAGATGCACAACTGAGAAAACATTTAGCGGGCTGGATTCCTACAACATGGAAATCAGCTGCGGAATGTACAACAAATCAGGAGAAGTCTGCTGGCGTGAGACCAAAACAGGGAACAAGCTTACGTGCAAGGGCATGAGCAATGCGGCTATCCGTGATGCAGTGCTGTTGTTCGTACGTTCCCAGGAGTCTCACAAGGACAAGCCAGAGGTGAGGCGATTTCTAAAGGAGTTATCCGAAGGAGTCAACAAATCCCTGGCTGATTGGCACAGAGAACAGGAAGCGGAGTGGGAGTCCTAATTATGCGGTTCCGTGTGATGCGCTACGCGGGGATCAAGGCTGGCTACGTGCCGGCCTACGGTTCCCGTCCCATGACTAAAAAAGGTGCAGAGTTATTCCTCCGCGCTTGTAAGGCAGTCAATGGTGACCTCTACTGTTTCAGGGTAGAGAGGCTCCCAATCGAGTTACCCTATTTCATCTGACGCCATGTGGTCCTTACCTTTGATCGACCCAGACACGAATCAAATCCATGATGACGTCTGGGATCAGATCACGATGCAGCAGCACAGAAGGTTCAGCCTGTGGAGCATAGAGACGGGCAAGTCAGTCATTGACTTGCTCCGCGCTGCTCGATTTGTCTGCCGTGAGAACGGCGGAAACTTCGGAGTAGTTCTTGAAGGAACACTGCCACACTGCAATCTGCACGGTGGCTTGCTTCCCGACGGCTCATGCCACACCTGAACATCACCTGTAAACGCTCCAGGGTTCACACTCTGGGGCACTCCTTTTTCCTGAGATGACTACCGCAACACTCCAAACAGACTACTTTGAACCTGGCCAAATCGTATGTTCTAGTTTCGGCTACGACATGACGTTGGTTGAGTATTACGTGGTAACCCGCGTAACAAAGGCCAGTGTTTGGCTTCGGCCCATCAACCGTATTATCACGGGTGACGATGGCCGCGGAGAAGGCAAAGCGATGCCTGATGCATCCTGGCAAGCCCCAGACAGCGAAATTTTCCGCAAGAAAATTAAGATGTCTGATGGTAAGCAATTTGTGTCAGACATGATCAAATACTTTCGTATTTGGGATGGCAAACCGCAGTATCACAACAGCTACGACTGATGGACAACTTAAAGTGGTTTCACGAACAACTCTGCTACGCAGAGGATCAACGTGAAAAAGCAGATGACTTGTATTCAATGCAAGCATGGGACCAGCGAATTGACGCACTTAATTGTGCATATCGATCAATCGTTGATCAAGGCGTCAGTAAGAACGCACGTGAAAGCGTGCCGCAAGTTCTGACCGTCAAGTACACCCAGTAAGTTCACGCCCCAGGTGTTAAATTTGGGGCACTATTTTTCAAGCTAATGGACACGCTTAACCACCCTTTATTTGCGGAGTTCTTACACAACTTTGAACTTCCAAACGGTGAGTTCATCCGAATTGATCTACGAACAAACGCTAACGGCGATTGGACTGTAGAGCATTTGGACAACACGGGCGAATTTGTCGCTGGGCTTCAAATAACCGCCCCAGGGGCCGAATGACTCTTAAAAGTAAAGTTTTCTACTTCGTAGCCGAACGGGTGTTAACTCGACGCGGCTGTACTGAGCACCACAAGGAGTTGCTC